GGCTCTGTGCCTAAGCTCCACGAGTAGTCCATCCATGCGGTTGGCGTGATGAGCTTGTAGTCCAAGAGGCGAGACGCCGTAACTGTTCCTTCAGCCGACGCGGTATAGCCTGTGTTTGCTGTACCCACTTGCACGAGGTTGGTTGTAACGTTACCTGATGCAAGAGCCTCGCCATCCATCGGCACGATCCCCGCTTGTACGTGTGCTGTTACCGTTGCCGCAACGTCTACTTCAATAAGCTCTACTTTGATAGGTGTAGCCGCAGCTGATCCATCAAAGGAAATCCCCCAGCTAACAACCTGCAATGGTTTGGTGGCTGAGGGCTGAATTTGCAGGAGCGTTTTAAGGCTCGTACCTGTCGCAACAGGGGCCATCGCTGTTGTGGTGGGCGATACACCGTTAAAGATTCGATAGAGTGCCACGACTTCTCCTTAAATATCGGGGGTATCACGTTTCGTTATACCCCCTTCTAGTTTACAGATTACGGTAATTGCAGCGTGTAGGTGAGGTCCCAGGATGTACCCGAAGCCTTCGTACCTAATGAACTAACTGCGCGGCAGAGCATTGTTCCACCCGTCGAAGCGTTGAAGACACCATACTCTTGCCATGCGTAGTTCGCGTCTGACGAACCGAAGGTCGCCTTGAAGGTTACTACCTGGCTGGCACGAGATGGGTAGGTTGCGTTCATCGCCTTGCGAAGCTTATTGGTCGCAGCTTGAAGATCGGTAAACGCAGCCGAGTTTGCTGTCGTCGAGTCGCCAACTCCAAGGTAGGAGTTTGCGTTGTTGAATGCCGTGCCACCCGCGCCAATGATGAGGTCGAGTGCTAGCGCTCCACCAGTGTTCATGACCGCGTTTTCGACATACAACGGGTCTTCGTATGGGGTGGTTTCTACTTCGCCATTGTCGTTGATTCGATACTTCGTTACGCAGAAGATACCGCCTCGAAGGAATAGCTTTTCGCGGGGGATGAAGATTTCCATCGTAGTACTTGATATGTTAGAACAATTAGTTTAGATCGAGATCGAAGTCCGTGTGCAGTGCTGTGTACATTTCCTCCATTTTTCGGTACGGGGCGTTAGTCGGTACATGCTTCCCTGAAAAGTCCACAATCATCGTACCTACCTCTACCCCATCCAGTACGTACATGTAAATGTACTTAACTGCATCCCACGACATTTTCAAATCGACCCATACGCTGCGGCTCCCTTCAGGAACACCGAGGCTTTCTACCTCGTCGTCTGAGTACGCTGCGCACTCAGCTTTACACGTAATGAATCTACTTGTGATCCTTATTGACATTTTCGCTGTAGTTGATCGGCGTCACCGCTACTATACGGAAGTAACTCGTCGGGTTGATCGAGCGCTTGCGACGGTAAACTCCACCGCCATTTGACTGCGATCCACGGTTGTCTGGGGATGTATTCCCCTCCACCGTGTACCCTGAGCCGTTCTCCCAGTCCGTGTCAGCAAAGCCGAAATGACCAAATAAAGTCTGGCCTTTTTGCCAGATCAATCCATCGCCTTGATGGACCTTCCTGATACCACGAACAACTTCATAAGCGTTGTACGTGTCTTTAGTTCGCATATTTCTGGCTAAGCCCGACTTCGGCTTAGAGAGACCCGCTTTGTTTACCGCAAGTGAACCGAGCGCCGCGCAGTAAGGGGATGCTTTAGGGTTGCCGACGAACTTGTTTGCACTGTCCATCAGCGCCCCTCGGTTATTCCCTACTTCACGGGTTCCAACCCAACTCCTCATAAACTGGAGGTGGAGTGGCACACATTCAAAGACCAGGCTGCTTGAGCGAGAAGTACAGAAGAAAAGCAGCAGCAATACCAGCGAGAATAAGAAGGGTGTGCGCCAGCAGAAGGACTGCATAAGCGACATTCCCTTTAATGATAATCTCTTCATAGGTATTCGACTCCTTCAGAATTACTTCATCGACGAACCACAGATACAGAAGACCGAATGACGGGACGACCCACATAACTGTTATGAACTGGTACTCCCACCAACCAGCGACAGCCACAAACGCAAATGTCAACAACGCTACTGCGAAGTTGACAATGGTAGGTAGGCCGTAATTGAATCTCTTATCCACGTTTTTTATCCTCGATTAAGAACTTGTAGATCTCGTCGATCCGCTCGCTCATACGATCCGTCTTTTCACTCTGGACCCGTGAGTCTTCTTGGTACTCCTTCATAAGCTCGCGCATATCATTCTGCCCTTCCTCAAGATCGACAACCCTACGCGCGAGAGACTGCCGCTCTTTTGTTTCGCCGTTAATAAGAGCTATCATCTCTGCATGGGATTTGTCGGATGATTGAAGCGTTTTCGCGGAAGCCTCAGCAAACTCCCCAAGGAAGTTCTTGATGCCTTCGCTTACGCTCGTTGTGAACTTGTTAATGCCCCCCCAAAGGATGACGAGTACGCCAACGATACCGCTTATGATAGTCACCCAAGTTGCCACTACTTGATCCATGCCTAATAACCAGTGAGTTTGTAGTAAATCCCTATCCCGATTGATGCCCTCGCTTTGACCGATCCGTCAACTTCTACCAAGCTGTAGCCTGGTCCGATGCCAAGTATGAACGTGTCTGGCTTGGGTACAATAGTAACAGTTTTCTCAATAGTTATCACTCTCTCTGGCGGTGGCTTGTACCACACACTAAAGTTGAGCGACGGGTAGCTAAATGTGGGTACAATCTTCGCGCTGTCGCTGGTGATTGTATCCCCCACTACCTTGAACGGTTTGCATATCGTATCGTGTTGTAACACAGTTACATCGACAGGGACGAGACGAGTAGAACCAGTATCTCGGTAGGCTATCCTAGGCTTAACCACGATAAGCGTGTCTTTAAGTGGAACTAACACGGTATCTCTAGTTATCCTTACCTCACTAACCGTACGAGAGCAGGATTTGAACCCTACTATCAGACCGACTGAAAAACCTATCAGGAAGATTGCTAGGGCATAACCGAAGTTAGCCCTCATAGGCCTCAGAATCGTCCGTTACATAACGGCGCTCCTGCTGAAGTGCCTTCCAGATTTCTTCTGGGAAGCTGCCTTTCCAAAACAGGGGGCGAGCGTTATCCGTATACTCTTCCTTGCCAGGCGAGAAATCCCCACCATAGCTAGGGTGATTTTCCAAGAGCTCGGCGATGTCTTCATTGTCCGTGAAGTACGCGCCGTTTACAAATTTGAATGGGAGGGTATCATATACCTTCCCGCCTCTGTCATCGGTGATGTACCGACCGTCATCATGACGGCGTGGTACTTGGATGTAGAGGGTCAAGGAATTCTTCAGCGAAATGTAGCGGTTCTTCGCGCCAACTGCACGATCCTCTACGTCGCGAAGCATAGCTTCCTTGTCAGTGATTAGGGCAGCATCCTCGCGCTGCACTATTTGACCCTTGAGGGTCAGCAATTCCGCAGGTGCTTCAGGAGCAAGCGCGGTTTTAGCTGCCATCGCTTTCCCTAAGGATTGCGGGCGCTTCTTTTCTTGTTGGACTGTAGGTTCTTCCATACAAAGAGTTAATTGATAAAATATGGGGGCCCACTATGGAGCCCCCTCCGTTTGCTACTCTTAGCGGACTGCGCCAAGCGACGAGTCCAGAGTTGCGCCGTAGTCTGGATCGAACCATGAAGATTCGTCTCCGACTGCCAGGTGGTCGATTGCGAACGCCTGGGAGCGCTGGTTGTGTTCCTTCTCCTTCTTGTACTCGTGGGGAATATCCAGGCAGATCGTTCCAGAACCAGTGAAGGACAAGTTGCCCGTCACGCACTGGAAGAACTGACCAGGGTAGTAAACCACGGTCATGTAGGTAATGGTCGCACTCAGCACTTGATACCAGCTACCAGCAACGAGAGTTGCAGCGTTGGTCAATACTGGTGTTTCCCAGAAGGTCACGTTACGACCAATCTTGTCCAGATCGGTAGCGCCACCAGGCACTACGATCATGTAGTCCAAGTTTGGATCGGTAAGACCCGTGTTTGCTGGGATTACGTTCCCAGCAGTACCGAGGGTCGGGTCGCCAATCACCAAGACATTGTTGTAGAAGCGGTGCAGTACAGAACCGTTCGTCGAAACGATGTCAAGGCGAGGGGCTGCAGAGGTATATCGCATTTTCTTCTCCTTGATTTTAGTTAATAATCCATTTCACAATTACGCTGTGCAGAGCAATGCGTGTGATTGCTCAAGGTGGAACGCGCAGGTTCCAGCCCATTCCATGCCGAAGGTCAAGATACGTTGACCAGGCAAGGTTGCATTGATCGTGCGATACGGGATCTTAACGCGGGTTTCGATAAGCGGCAGGTCGATACATGCGCCCCACCATTCCCACTTTGTACCGCCACGGAAGTGCTTGTACGGCATGATCTTGAGAACACGACCGCCGAAATCGTAGGTTGAGATGTTCAAGCCTGCTGCTTCGAAGTCCTTGTTGTTCTTCAGATCAATACGACGGTACTGACCGAATTGCTTCATGATCTTGCTGTGCAGACGGTCGCCCACAAGGAAGGTCTTGGTGTAGCCGTTCGGTGTAATCTTGAATGCTTGGTCGACCATGAAGTCCTGCAAGAGGTTTTCAAAGTCGGAAGTGTCGTACGGGTTGTACACGGTTACGTTGCTCTTGATGTTATACAAGAGACCGCCCATGTGGTGCTTCGGCTGGTTGCGCACAGTGAAGTCAACTTCGCGAGTACCCCACATGTGGATGAGCTCGACGTCTTGCTTCAAGTCAGCCAAGGTTTCCTTCTTTTGGAAGTCGAAATCCTTAACAGAGCCACGATTCATGATGTACATCGTCTCGTCTTCGGTACACTGAACGGTACGCTCAATGCGCTCAACGAAGTTACAATCGTACACAACGTCGCGTTGGAACGGAGCCGACTGCACTGGTTCACCTTCATAGATTGGGTGACCGAGGTACTGACAGTTTGTTACGCTGGTCGTGCGGATAGCCGCGCGCTCTACGTTACGAACTACAACTGTACCTGCAGCAGACGCTGTGGTGGTGTTGCCCGTGAGGGCAGTGGTGAGGGAAGCCAGCGTTGAGAGCTTCTTGGTCGGGGTCATTACGATCTCGACTGTTTGGCCGTTGTCAAGCGCAAGACGGTCGCCAGGCTGATAGAACATATCAGATGTTGACGGGCGCACTGCGCGCTGAGCCATAGTGAGACGCGCATAGCGAGTTTCACTGTTACCCGATGTACCGAGAGTCACTGCTGTGATTTCGTCCAACGGGTCAAAAGAGTTGTACTGACGCACCTGAATCTTCTTGGTCTTCGGTGCAGATCCACCCTTAACCAAGCTGAGCAAAGTCGTCAGCTGGGAACGGGTCGGGTCGGCGCGATAGAGCACGTCGTCGATATCAGGCGGCAGAATGTCCTGCGGGTTGACCGTAGTCGTAGTACGCATCCCCCGACGGACTGTAAATACATCAGGCATTTCTTCCTCCTTGGTAATACTAAAATGTTAATTAAAACCTACAATAGTCCCATCTTACGGTACAGATTCGCGCGTTCGCGTTCTGTAGTACCGCGACTCGTCTCAGAAGGGCGTCCAGTCTTCTTCGTCAAGTCTTCACCCGATTTGCCTGCCGCTTGGCGAAGTGGCTGTTTAGCCGACGTCACCTTCTTGACAAGCGCTACCGATGATTGCGGTTCTTTCTTTGTTACGGCTGCCTTGCCTTTTGATGCACCCTTCTTACCGATGACCTCAGGCATACGTGCCGCAGTTTCATTCCAGATCTCACGCATCAATCGCTTTGGAAGCGAGTTCGTGCGGAGATACTGCTTGGCTGTCTTCTCTCCGTAGAGTTCCGTCAGCACTTCAATCGCTACCTTATTGGCTTCACGACCAACCTTTGTGAGCGTTGTCTCGTCGCCGTCTACCTCGTAGCCAAGCTCGTCAAAGACGCTCGCCATGTTTTGGTAGTTCGACGCTTCGATTGAGCGGCTGCGCTCTTCTGCGCGCTCGCGCTCCATAGCCTCCAGCCGTTCACGCATCTGCTTTACTTCGGCGTTTTCTTGCTGAGCTTGCTGCTCTTCCGGCTGTTCAAAAAGGTTGTTCTCGTCCATATAAGCGTAGGTTTTTTCTAGGATTTCGCGTGGATTCGCTCCTTGGAGCTTGTACTGGATGAGCTGGTTAAGGAAAGCATCCTTAGCCACGTAATCCGCGAGCTCAGCCTTGTAGCTTGTCTCGTTGTAAACCCGACGCAACTGTTCGTTTTCAATGACCAATTTGCGAGCGTTGCCTAGAATCGTAGGCAGGTCGTTCACATTTATCTCGTTCTCTTCGTACTCATCGTCTCCAATAGGGACTTTGATACTGTAAATCGCCTCTTCGAGCTCCGCGTCAGAAGGCTCTTCTTCTAGCGATTCAACATCGTCAGCAACTTCTTCGGGGGCATCTTCGCCTTCCGCTTGCTGATCTTCGTTCTCTTCGACTTCTTCAAGTTCGTCGAGGAGTTCTTCTTCTTCGTTCATTCAATGATCCATTGTTATGACAACATGCCAGTACTCTTGGCTTTCTTGTATGATGCGAAGGATGGGCCGCCACCGTTCGCCTTGATTGACTTCGCGTAACTATCGTACGTGCCGTCCTGCATATCTACTGGGTCAATGTCCAGACCGTTCTGCTTCATGATCTCGTCGTCCTCATCATCGGACCCCGCTTTCTTGCTGCGTTCTGGCTCATGCTCATCGGCGGCTTCTTTGAACACGCCGATCAACCCCTTCTTGTCAGCCTCCCATTCCTTCTTCAAGGTAGACAGGAGATGCTGGTTCTGTTTTGCTGTCCCCTTGTACTCCTCATCCCCCTGACCGAAGTCATAGGTCTCGAAGAGATGCTTGCGGAAGGCGAATGTGCTGGCCGTATCAGACACGCCAGCCTTACGGCCCACCATCTTCAGGAAGTCTACAACCGAGCTTTTCTCGTTCAGCTTCCCTGCTGATGGCTTCTTGGATGCACCGATAGACTTCTTCAAGAAGTCCGCGATGCCCTTGCTCTGCATTTCATCTACGTTGCTCATACCCTAAAATATCTGTAGTGAGTAATGATACCGCCAATTTACGTTCCGAGCTTAGAGGCCATGGTTGGCGACATCTCTGGCTTCATCTTCGTGCGCAGCTGGTCGCGCTCGACTTCGCCCTGCACTGCCTTCTGTGCGTTAGCCTCGATCTGGGCTTGCTGCTGAGCCTGTTGCTGCTGAGCCTGCCAGTCACTATAGAACTGGTACATCTTGAGGAATTCCTCTCGCTCTTCCCCGTTGATACCTGGAGACAATTTGATAAGCATTGGCAGCATGATCTCGTACGGGATCGCGCCCTGCATTGTCTGGAAGAACTGGAGCCACGTATTGAACGTGTCCTCGCGAGCGATCTCAGAGTCAACCGAAGACTCGATCACGATATCCGTGCGGGCTTCTCTGATCGTATCAAGGGTATCTGTGTCCAGCTTCAGGAACTTCTCTACCTTCAAATTCTCGCCGATAATGCGGACTACCTGACCTTCGCCTAGGTACTGCTTCATGTTCCACAGCACCAGCTCGGTCACGGACTGACGCCATGACTGTAGGTTCGAGAACAGAGGCAGGCGCGCAAGAGATGCCGCAGCCTGACGAGCCTTTACTGTTTTTGAGGATTCCGCCGCGTTCTCTTCCAGACCTAGGATGTTCTGACCGCCAGCAACATCCGTCATGAACCCTTGGGTAAGGTTCACAAGGTTCGGGAAGTCAGGGGATACCTGCTGGTTGGGGTGGACTTGGATAGCGTCGTGTCGGGTGACAGGGATAACCGCACCAGTTCTGGAACGCTCCTGAGATACCCGATCAATAGTCCAGCCTGTCGGCAGCCAATTCTGCACGACGGTCATCATCGCCTTATTCGAGCGGCCCATCTGGTTGTCCCACTCGGAGATCATGCGATTCAGGAATCGCTGAGGAGAGATGAGACCATCGACCAATGACCAGAATTCGCCATCATAGAAGTTGGCGAAGAACACTTGGTATGGGAATGTTGGGAGGTCTGTCGACACAGTTTGTACGCATTCATTGCCAATGCAGAGGCTTTGGACGATCTCATCCTTCTTCAGCTCCACTAGCAACAGTCTGTCGTTTCCGTCTGCGTCTACAAGGAACTCATCCCCATCTAGGTAGGCTTGGCGCAGAGCATCTAGGTACTTCTGCGCTACGCTCTCATCGTCGAACACCATCGGCTCAGAGTTCTGGACTCCATCCACGACTACGTATTTCCACGTAGAGATGCGCTCATAGTGCTCTATGATATAGAGCAGGTCGCGGCCACGGTTGTTGAGGGAGTAGTTCCATTCGGCGAAATACTGCAGCGGGGTGAGGGAGGCATTCGTCATAATCCCCCAGATATCAGACACTTGCGCCGCCGCAGTTTCAATCCTGTCGGCGTAATCTGGGTACGCTTCCATGGCAGCGACACGGGACATAGGTATAACCCGCGCCATCCATCTAGCGTCAGATAGGTCGATCTCGGTGGCGTTGAGATCCCAGACCATCTGGTAAACTGGGACCCGCTCGATAACGGGCATGCCGTCCAAGAAGTCCGACATCTGCCAGCGCACCTGGGTGACGCCATACCCAGTCTGGACGATACCAGACTTAAACACTTCCTGCTCAACCTTGTCGATCTTGTTGATCTGCTCCGCCCATTTTATGAGCTGGTTATCAACGTCAGCGGCAGCCTGATCCCCATCCTCAACGGGCAGGGCTTTGGCGTCCATCTTGGTATTGATTTGCGTCCCCAAGATGTTGTTGACCTGCTGGGCGATCTTGTTCCACGTATACGGGATACGGAACTGACGCATGAGATCGGACTTCTCCGTCTCATTCCACTGGTCGCCTCCGACAAATTTTACATTGCGACGCGCACGTCTGTACGCTTCTGCAAAGTACGGGTATACACGCTCGATGTCCTCTCGGATGTTCGTGTATACGTCCTTCATCTCCTTGTCATAGAAGGAGTTAGAAGGGGTATTGAGTTTAAGTCTGGCTTCAGACATGGTTATTCTTCACTGTGGAATGATTCCAATTCAGAGCGGACTTGCTGAACGAGCTCTTTGGCATGTTCAAGGTCTTCGCTGTCAAGAGCAGACTCCAACTCATCAAGAGTTCCAGAGATCTGTTCGATAGTGGTTTCTTCCTGAGCTTCCTCCTGCTCGTCGCCCTCAGCTTGTTCTTCTGTTGGGTCGTCGTACTCTTCCAGCTCATCTGGGACTGTCTTCGCCCCGTCCATTGATCGTGGGCCTTTGAGCCAGGATTCCCCGTCTCCTAGCGCCGTCTTCTTCTTCAGTGCCATGGCTTCCTCTAAAAGTTAGTGTAAATGCTGGAGTATTCTCCTCGGTCATTCCTTACGTAGTAATCGTCGCTTAGCCCGAACCCATAGCCAGAAGCGCTTGATTCGTATGCCATTGCGTCGCGCTCATCTACCTCTGGGAATGCGTCGATGTCAACTTGGTCCTTGTGGTAGTTGATCTTCACCAACTGCCCTGCTTGGTTGTAAAGATAACCATACTGAATGTGTGCCACTGCGTATCGCAGTGCGTCAGAGTAGTCATCTAGCTGTCTAGTGTTCAAGTCCTCGATGCCGTTCTTCGCATACTGCAGCGTAGGCAGGGTTTTGATCAAGCCTGTGCAGTTCGGGAAGATCTTCAAGTGAGGGCTCATGCCAGGGTTTTCCGAGTCGCCTGGTGTCCAGTGCAACCATTGCTTGAGATTCCGCCACCCCAGCATACGCTGGTTATTGGCTTTCTCTAGCGGGATGTCTGGGTAGAAGTACTGCGAGTTGTCATACGTGACGTTGTCTTTCGCGAAGATGTTCGGGTCGGCGAAGTTCTGCACGAATGTTTCACGTGGATCTGAAGTCCGCTTGATACCCTCTACAAACTCCCCAACAGTTGACGTACATGCCCACTCGTTGTAGCAATAGATAGTACCATCGTCAGGGCTCTGAGCCAGAGACAGGCAGACAGAGGGGTGAGTACCCTGCCCCAAGTCAATCCCGCGCCAGCGCACCCAGTCAAGAGGTATATCGAACGGCTCCTTGACGATATGGATTTCTTCAGACCACTCCTCAAAGAACTGCCCAGAGAACACATCCCACCTACCCTCAAGCCATGCGGCTCGCAAGTGCTTCGGCAACGTGTCCAGCATTTCCAAGTACTCAGGGTTCATCTCCACAACCGTCGGGTTGTCATAGACAAGCGACTGGATGAACTGATACTGATCCTTGGCCTCCCGCTCCTTCTCCGTCCAATCCTGGTAATTCTGCAAAACGAAGTACTTTTTGAAGTACGGGTCGGACATCCCGCCTGGGTTCCCTGTCATGAACATACATGGGACCCAGTTCGGGATTACGGTATTACGAAGCGAACCGCGCATCCTGCGTAGTACGTCCTCATGGAATTGGTTCGCCTCGTCAATGATATACATGTGGCGCTCGATACCCTGCTCCTTCTGAACATCATCGACATTCTCGATTGAGATGAAGTTGATGCGGGAGCACTTGGCGTCGTTGTCGTCTGTCTTAAACAAGAGCAAGTGGCGAGACGGCTTGTACTCAATCAGCTCAGGAGGCAGGGCGTTCAAGAAGCGCAGGATGATGTCCTGCTCCAACTCTCGCAGCGTTTTACGCACGAAAGCTATCTTGATCCCTGGGTACTTTAGCGCTACGTAAGTGGCTACGGCGACTGCACATAGCGTCTTGCCACCACCACGAGCCCCGCCGAAGTAGATGTACCGCTTATCTCCGACGTAGTTCAGGACTTCCTTCTGCTTTGGGTGCAGGCGGAATGAGTCCGAGAACCGCCATGTGAAGTTACTGCTCATCTAATACTTCTGCGTCGTCTATCCGTTTCTCCTCAGGGTGGACATCCAAAATGATATTTACCTTGGAGCCAATTCTATCAGCCGTTCGTCCTACATACTCACGTCTGCGCGAGGCATACTGACCCACGCTATGAGCCAGCAATCGGACTGCGGCCATTCTCGTTGAACGCTTTTCCTCCTGATCGAGGATGATTTCGCGCAACAGTGGGATGCCTTCCATGACAGTATCGTCTACTAGAGACTGCATCTCCATCACTCTGTCCTGCTCAAAGTTCCCTACGCCACCGATGTTTGATAGGTCGCCAACGATGCTGGCAATCCCCATTTTATCGACAGCCTTGGCTATTGAGTCTGCTTTTGGCGGTGTCATCTTCATACCTCGCTAAATTACTGTTACACTATCGACGCCATATTGATTGGCGGTATCACATGGACTTAGGCGCACTTATAGGCGGCATGGCGATGGAGGGCATCGCTGGTGCTATTGAAGCTGGCCAGAACGAGAAATTCAACAACAAGTACAGACAAGGTCAACAAGATTGGTATCGCCAAGCTCACGCTGACGCAGCCCAGAACTCTATGGGACAGACAGGTAAGGCTGCTGGAACTGGAGTACAGAACGCGCTGCGCTCGCTCAGCAATTCGGGCGAGGCTGTCCAGGCTAGCTACCGTAACAATCAGCTGGCTGGCAACATGCTGTCACAACCCCAGCAAGTTATGGGGGCTGCCTCGAAGGCGGCTGGTCGCGCACTTAGCGCTCAGACCGACAGTACGATCAATCTTGCGAAATCTGTAGGATTAGGCGGGGCTGGTATGGCTGCACTTGCGGATGCCCTCGCTCAAGGCTCATCGCAGACGCTGAACCAAATGGCTCAGACTGCTGGGGCTCAAACGCAAAGTGCTATCGGGGCTGCGTCAGAGATGTACTCGAAGGCTCCAAGCATCCTCAATCAAGACTTGGCAAACCGTAACAGCATCTACGTAGACCCATACAAGGTATCCTACGGTCAGTTCAACCCGAACATCGACATGCTGAAGACAGACCCATACGCAGGGCTTGAGAGATCAATGACCCGCGTAGGCACACAGCTACAACAGCAGCCATTTATGGACCACGCCCAAGACCGCGCAATGTCAAACTACCAGAACATGGGAGTGAACGCAGGACAGCAAGGCAAGTACAATGACTTCTTACAATTCTTAATGAAGAACGGTGGAGGACCGAACTAATGGCAATGATATTCCAACCCAGCCCACTCGGAGAAGCGGCTGAGCAAGGCATGGGCTTTTCTAAAGCCCTGATGGACTTCCAAGGATCTCAGATGATCCAACAGGCGCGTAACGTAGCTGCAGAGCACCAGATGAATATGCAGCAAGCGCTTGCCGTCCTCAACGACCCGAACAATGCCCTCGCGACCAGAGCTGTTGGCGGGCAGGCATCCCGTTCCGATGGAACCCCAATGTCGCCGAACGAGGTGGCATACCGACAGCACATGTTCAAGACATGGTCGAACTACCTGCAGAACAGCGGACCTACCCAAGTTTGGCGTGGCGGTTACAACCCAGCAGCGAACGATGGACAAGGCGCATACGAGACTGGGCGTCGCCATGGTGTTCAAGAATGGCCTGGCATACAGCCAGCACCACCTAGCAATCAGCAGCAAGCTGTCCCCAATGCAGACCAAGGCGGTTCACCATCTAACCCTACGGCCATCCCAACCCAAATTTTTGACAAGCGAGCTCAGCGTAAACAGCAACGATAACAGAAAGTACATAGATGAGATACAACTCACGTCAGCCGCAGCAGAAGTTTACTTCTAGCAAGCGTATAATCGTTAAAGACGTGCCAGATCTCAGTAAGCCTGCAGGCACAGCAGATGAGAACGACGTCATGCGTAAACTCGTCCTGCAGCTTAACGACATCGTCGATGACTTCGACGGACGTATCTCAGCTCTGGAACCACCTGCTGCGCCAACGCCAACAACAGACAAGGACACTACAAAGGGTGGGGGACCAAACCCCACCCAGTGGAACCTATTGACTTCGCACAACTCCTCCCCTGTTGTGCCTATCACGCGGAACCTAAACTTCGTAGACCAGAACAGACCAGGCGGCGTGTTCTTCGAAGTGACGCGCCCATCAACGCATGAGGCAAAGATCAGGGCGTATGTTAAGCTGCCAGACAGCCCATTCAATACAGTCTGGGGTGTATCGAATGGTGGGTACATAGCTGAGATCGACTCTACGTCTGCCCCAAAGCCAGTAGATATGTACGGAGGGGCAAATGGCACAGCCCAGCCTACCATCGTTCAGAAGGCCCGCACCCTGATCCATTTTATCGGCGACGGCTATGTTGATGAGCCGCAGCGCTACCATAGCATCTCTTCCCCGACAGACAATACGCGCAAGGGATTCGGCAAAGACCTTCCATCTCTTGAGGCGGCTGTATGGACTAGCAAGGTTCAGGGCGCAGTGATCCATGGCGAGGCATACGACTCTACGGTCGTGAAGGTGCGGGTATCTCCAAACCTTACATTCTTCGACCCAGACGAATCGACGCACACCAGCAACTACGTCACCCGTGTATTCATGAAGGAGACTGCGTCCGTCAAGCCAACGGTCGCTATAGATGCTGCTGTTACTGACTCTGCCTTCCCAGGCGGTACTGACCCGCGTGAATTCACCGCAGCCATTTCGTTCGAGGTCAAGGACGAGCTATACACTGGGATCAACCTAGGTACAGGCGGGACTGATATCGCCGAGGTATTCAGTGGCATCCCATTGCCAGGCAAGGAGTTCCAATTCCGCAGACTGAAGGCTGGGGCGAACGTCTCGATAACAGAAGACGCAAACTATATTACTATCACCGCAACGACGACAGGAGGTGGGGGTGGATCGTATTTGTGTGACAACATCGGGACTGGTACTGGCGAAGCCTACGCTGGGTCAACTGGTTCATCACCGACAACGTTTCACTTCAAGCGATTTAGGGCTGGCTCTGGGATCAGTATTGTCAACGGATCTGACTACATCCAAATCAGCAGCACAATTGTTGACACGAATACCACGTACACCCTATCTGCGCTTACTGCGTCTGGCGGCGCGAAGGTTAGGCTGACTGGCTCTGACGCAACGACTAACGACGTCACGTTCCTTGGAGCTGGAGGTACAACCGTCACCTATTCGGCGACCAACACGATTACAATATCGTCGACCGATACGAACACGACCTACGATACGGATGTCATCGACTCATCTGGCGTCTACTTGCGCCTAAACGGATCGGACTCATCCCATTCGAATACCAAGTTCACGGGCTCTGGCGGGATCGTTATCGCGCGGACGAATGCCCACGAGATCAATATCGGCAATACGGTAGTTGACACTAACACTACCTACACTCACTACGCAACGTCAGCAACTGGCGGAGCGAACGTAAGGCTGCATGGCAGTGATTCAACCAACGTCGACATCCTATTCGATGGCGCTGGGGGCACTACGGTCACGTACATCGACCCCGCTCACATTCAGATCTCTTCCTATGTATACGCTCTTGATAACTGTGCTGCTGGCACTGGTACTGGCTTTGTATACCACGACAGCTCTGTTGCTGGGAACACGACGACATACCACCTCAGAACTATCAAGGCGGGCACTGGGATTGGCGTTTCAACTGTGGGGCACGATATTGTTGTATCTAGCACTGTGGTTGACACTAACGACCTGTATTACGCTGCGAACGTAGGGACAGGGGCTGGCAAGGTTTGGCGCGACACCACTGATTCGGGCTCGACCCACACATTCAACCTCAAGTCTATCAAAGCAGGGACGGGGATCTCGGTTACCAATAACCCTGACGATATCACAATCGCCTGCACTATCACGGACACTAACACGCTGTACGACCACTCCGCAGAGGCTTCGGCTGGCGGGGCAATCTTGCGCCTTCACGGTAGCGACGGGTCCGTTGACGACATCCTGCTTGAGAGCACCGACAACAGCATCTCTATCGTGCGTGTCGATGGCAGTACAATAGACTTCAAGAACAACCTGCACATCCCATTCGACGTAGTCGCAGACAACGTCAATGATTGTAGTATCTCCTCCGCCCCTTATGGCTGGTTCAAGAACTACACGGATTCGGCAGGAGTACGAACGCTCCACTTTAGAACGTTCCAAGTATCGAACGACTTGAAGCTAAACACATGCGTGAGCGACTACCTGCTTGACGTAAATATCACGGGCGACAACCTTACGGATAACTTCGAATTGTATTACGGGAAGGACTCCGCTTCTTCCAGGTTGCAATTCAGAGGGTTGCAGGCAGGCCCAGGCATCTCCCTTAGCTATGTAGATGACGACCCAGTCGCAGGCGACCATGACATCAGGATCGAATGCACTGTCACTGACAGCGTTGCCGTTATTGATAACTGCGCGGCGGGTACGGGCGCTGGTCTGATCTTCCATGATACAACCGTATCTGGGCTTACAACTACGTACCATCTGCGCACGATCAAGGCTGGCTCGAACGTTACCGTCTCTACCTCTGGTCATGACATCCTGATCAGCAGCTCATACACAGATACCAACGACACGTATTCGTTTGCGAACGTTGGTACTGGCACTGGGACTATCTGGAGGAACACGGTAGACGCAGGTTCTGCGCACACTGTTAACCTGAAGACCCTCAAGGCTGGAACGAACATCAGCATCACCAATGGCGCTGACGACATTACTATCACCTCCACGGATACGAATACAACGTACTCGCACTCGGCGGTGGCGACATCTGGTGGAGCGTTCATCCGATTGACTGGCAGCGATTCAAGCACTAGCGATGTCGCTCTCATCTCCTCTGATGGGTCCGTTACAATTACCCGCACGAGCGCGTCTGTTATCGACTTCCACGTCAGCACATCGTGGCTTACCAGCGCTACTGGTCAGAACCTTGGCGGGGATCAAGGGGTGTGGTCATCGACAACGACAAGCGGCGGCGTATCTACCCTGAAATTCCGTGGCATCACTGCTGGCACTGACATCTACCTAACGGGCGATTCAACACAGATTACTGTGAACGCATGGCAGTACCTATTCACGAATATTGACGACTGCACATCTGGCGCTACACCATACTCGTTCTTTATCGGCGTCGATACTGATTCTGGCGCACACACGAAGACCGCGAAGTTCCGCAAGTTCCAAGTGTTTAATGACCTGACGTGTACGCCATGCGGAAACGATTACTTGCTGGACGTCAATGTCGGCGGTGCGAACCTTGGCACTTACGCAGTATACTACGACAAGTACAACCACAACCTCCGCTTCCGTGGATTGGTTGCTGGGACTAACATCTCGCTATCTTACGTAGACGACGACCCGGCAAACTACCACGACATACAGATCGACTGTACGGCGGTCAACGACACCTACACCTTTGATAACCTTGGTGGCGGGGATGAACTCTATGCTTCGGTCACTGACACAGGGCATGCCCACGTAGTCCACTTCAATACAATAAGTGCGACTGGCGACATCTACCATACGTTCTCAAGCAACAAGCACACATACAATCTGTCGATAAATGGGCACAGCAATTCAACTGGCGGCGAGCACGTATATGTAAATCGCGGCGTCACCTCAGGCAATGTGCTGCTGAACTTCCGTGGCATAAAAGCCGCCGACTCTAGCATTACCGTTACTGCGGACACCCGCGACGTCTTAATCAAGTCGAACTACAAAGTCAACGTAGTAATCGACGGCATCATGACTACGGGCGCTACGGAAATCGACTTTGTGAACGCGCCTTACGATATCACCTTCACGAATCTGTCGAGCGGTACGACGGCTGCAGCCTTGCCGTTGTACGAAGGCTATACCACGCGCTTCGATTCGCCATGCTTCTGGGACCCACTGGCAAGCACAAATGTTTCTCAGATCCTTGTCGCTGATAGAGCTTGGGAGAAGGTTCTGTTTACAAACGTTGTGATTGATGACTTCGCTGGGTATGTCGATCTATCAGCTGGGGAGTTCAAGTTTGAGCCGTATGCAATATCTGGGACCACAGTAGATTTCCATTGGAACTGGATCGTGAACGTATTCATCGCGTTTACAGCGCGCAACCCAACCGACTCTGGACGGACTGCATCTCTGGCATTCCCTGAGCTCGCGATCTTCGTGGATGGTATGTTCTACTCTACACTTGATGTCGACCGCAACATGCACATCTCTGGGCAGCTAAGATCTTACCTGGCACTGCACGGCGTCGGCGGCTTCACTGACAGCGATGCGGACAGTGCTTCGCGCATAGCGCTGCATGGGACAGATGTAGTCCACATCCCATATCAGACGGCATCGTCACACCCACATAAGATCGAGATCAAGGTCAGACATGCAACAGGTTCCGACAGAATACTCAGCCTTGATTATGGCTACGTGTCGTTCTCGAAGGTTGGTACTAAAGGCACACAAGGAGGAAATATTCCTCAACCATCATACGACTTCACTGGCATCTAATGTATTTTAGCACTTCACTTACTTCATGGTTTTATGAACCCACTCACACAAAAAGAGCAGCTCTTGGCTGCACAGGAAATCGTGCGACATATTTTCCGCACGGCAAAGATTGGCGAGCAACTCGTAGATGTTGAGCGCAATTATGGGGTCCAGGTGCGATTTAACATTGTTCCTGCGGCGGAGTCGGTTGAGCAGAATACTGCTCAAGCTGAGACTCAGTCTGTTTCACCTTTAGAAGCAGAACCATCTTAACCCCTTTGTGGGTCTTCTGAGTAAGCTGGCGGTAAATAGAGCGGTAGGATTTTTTAGCGAAATGCTCGGAGATGTACTGCTTTGCTGAGAGGGTATATTCCTCGTTCCCGTCTGGGTGGATTACTTTATAGAATCCGATTACTCTGTTAATATGCGGCGTCCTGCGAGAAACTGCAACTGCTTGTATTTTCTTAAACAGGACGCCGTTTTCTATTAGTAGCGAGACGAGCTCTTGGTCATCAATGATGAGCGATGTACTCCCAGCGGAGAGTCTACATGATCCATTGTAATACAGGCAGTTCATCGGCTACGCTAGATGCGCGATTAGTTAGACACACCAGCGAGTAGTCGTAGTTAGAGTAGAGTACGCTGCCCTCAACTGGGGATTGGTACAGCGTTAGCGGAGCAATCTTTGTAGACGACTTCCCAGTAATTGCAACTGCTCCCCACCCTTCTTCCTCGTACCGAGCGATACCGCAGTAGGTATCTGCCTGCGCTAGATATGCAAACATAATATTTCGCATCCGTAACCATACCTGCTGATGGCAGATTTTTACTCTGGCCATTAAGATATCGAAGACTGGGTCCCGTACATCTACCTTGTAGGAGTCCACTCTTTCTGGGCATCTGTGGTTCTTCTTGCTGGTTGTGTACATCTTACACCGAGGGCACTGCTGCTGGCGCTCTGGTGTGACTATCGGGTATCCTGGGTCATAGACCGTCAATGTCTGTCGTTGGCGCGAAAGCATTATGCAGATCCTCTATATCGTAACGAAGATTGAGAGCATACGCAATGTAGATCTTCGCGATCTGTTCCCATTGTGGCTCACGTTTAGCTGTTAGGCAGGCGGTGCAAACAGGTACAATGACGCCTAGGTTGTTAACCTTGTGATCATATACCTCATGCCCCTTCGCATCTGTTGGCATTTTGCCACAACAAGCGCAGGGTGACATCTTAAAGAAAGCGTCGTTTGGTACTTCAAACAGCGGCGGAACTCGCGCGCGAAGGAATTGATATAGTGCATGTAATTCAAATGCTTTCTTTTCGTAGCCCTCAATCGTCTTGTCCTTCTCCGCTTCCCCGATCATCTGCGTGATCACCTCCATCGCTTTCACCGCCCCCTTGCTGTAGTCCCTCGCCGTCTTCGAGTTGACCGCTCCAGACGAGAGGATAAACATCTTCATCTGTCTCATCGAGCTCGGCTTCAGCCCAAGCTGGGTCTCCCACTTTAGGTAGGCTTTGATATCGTCGTTGAATCTCTCGGCTACCCACATCCCTCTCACTAACTCGTCTTTTTGGGTTCTCGAAATAGGCACGAGCTGACAGACCTCGCTGAATCGCAAATTGAAGCGCTTCATCAGAGCACGGCACTCCACGCCTGCGCGCACCCAAAAGTGCATACGCTGCACGAGACTGTATTCTGTGTTCCGAGACTGGATCAGGTATTGCCTGTAAGGCCCAAGCAGGGGCTGGAGTTCTGTAGGTCTCTTCAATAGCAGAGAGTTTAACTCTGAAGTACGGCTTGATGAGCCCTTGGACGTAGTCGCATCTGACGAAGGCTTCGATCTGGTCGACGAGCTCTTCGTAGATGAGCCTGTACGCGATGCTTGTTTCGATCTGTCTGTTGTGTCTTGTGGCATAGGAATCAGTTATGGGTTTAATAGCGAAAATCATACAGATCTGCGACATGCGGAACCCAGCCCGAACAAGCGCAGCTCCTACCATCGTTCGCAGCATCTTCTGATGGGTAGACCCGTCGTACGGATCGGAGAGTGCTGCGTATAAATCTTCATGAGTCATCGCGTTTGTAGAGTTTAATGAAGTCTTCTGCGAGCATGGTAACCATCCACTCGCCTCGATTGCGCCTGTGCGCTACCAGCGGAGTTCTGCCACCACTATCGTTGATAGACTGCGCCATGGCGTTATGAATATTCAGCGCCTCAACGCGCTTCACTTCGAAGTGCAGGTCAGTAATATCCTCCAGCTTAATGTCTGGCGAATCCGCCGAACCCTGGAACTGCTGACCGCGTCGTGCGGATATACCGCGCTCGGTAAGGAAAGCGGCGAACTCTCGCTCGCCGCGCTTCCCCTTCTCCCGTGAATTAGTCATGGTTGACTATGCACAGTACGTCTACCTCACGCATCATTTTGAGCTTCTCGCCATTCACCTCGATATAGAAAGAGGCGTAGTCTTGGAAGATGACTTCGTCACCCACCTTGACAGACATTTTATGGCAGGTCCCATCCTCTAGGACCTTGCCGTCGCCAATGGCTAGTACATGCCCGCGCGCCTGAGGCTCGCCGTTGTCAATAAGAATGATCCCTGCTGCCGTCTGGTTTTCTTTCTCCAGTGGCTTAACGATCATTCGATCCGCTAGGGGCTTTATCTTGCAGCCCTCCTCCAGACTTAGCTTGATTTCCATTTTTCTCCCTTGCTTTAAGTACCGTCCACGGGGTCTTTCTTGCTCTATCCCGCTTTGGACGAATGATTTGTAGATTCTTTGATTTGAGTGCTTGGTCGATATACTCCGACTCCGTTATGCTGAACTCGCGTTTCCCGCTTGCCAGCAAATAGTAGAACTTGTCGAACTCAGGCGTCCCTTCATTGTAGACGAGCCGCGCAAGTTCGAATAGGTTAACCAGTGGCCGCAGGTTGTCCAGCTCGCTGCGTTTTATCATACTGCCTTGAATTGTAGGTTATACTTGTGTTTGTCTACCAACTCGTAGACATAGTGCTTTATCTTGTCTGGGGCATTATCGAACTCGTCTGCCGTCAACATGAAAAGCTTCTTCCTAACTCTCAGCGACAGGTACGGCTTTACCCTACTATGCAGGTAGTACCGTCTCCTGCGAATAGATAGAGCCACCTCCCTATCGCTGCGAATGAGTGACATCTGCTTCATATCTTTATGAGTAGACTTCTTGCACCTTCGACTTCTTTGAGATACTCCGCGTACATCTCTGGCTCTGCTGCCTCGAATGCTTTGACGTCGAACTTCTCTGAGTTCTTTGCCTTCTTGTACGTACAGATTACCTCGTCACCGAACTGCATCGTTTCAGCGTCGCGCATAATGAGCTTGATCTTTGCCTTCAGAGACTCGGCGGCAGCTTCGTACTCCTTCGCCTGATCGGCTAGCTGCTTGGCTTGGCGCACAAGATCAGCTACCTCAGGCACAGCAACTACGACCTTACCCTGCTGCACTGAACGATACGCTTGCTTCACTTCGTCTGGCGTAGAAGGCTCTGGCTCAATGCCTGTCTCGATATAGCTATCCCAGAACTCCTGCGCCTTATCCTGCATTGCCTTAATGAAGTCATCGTCGCGCTCCAAGAATATCATGTCATGTTCGAAGCGCGCCCCCATCCAGCACAAAGCTGCAGTCTGCAACCCAGTGACTCCTAAGTACCATTGGCACTGGCAAATCCAATGCTCAGGGATAGTATCGTGGGTTACGTTGTAGGTTGTCGTCTTGCACTCAAGTACACCGAGGATCTCACCAGTCTCTTTGTCGGCATAGAACCTGTCGATAGAGGCTTTGAAGATTGGATTCTCTGGATGCTCGTAGATCTCCTGTTCTGGGACAATGACATTGAAGTCGTAGTCCTCAGCGAATCTCTTGGCTACGATAGGCTCCAGGTCATGCCCTCTGCGCATAGCCTCTGTCTCTGTCTTCTTCTCGCCAAGGACTTTCGCCCTGTAGATCGACAGCGGAGTGTCCCATTTGGACATCCCAATCACTGCAGCGATATCGCTACCGCCGATACCCTTACGCCTGTTCTCTAGCCACTGGTCCCTGTTTTCCATCAATGTGCCCTTGTAGTATATCTTTTACTTTTTGTTGGTAGAGTTTCGTCATGGCGTCGAGTACCGCTAGCGGCGGGCGCTTGCTGATTCCAGACTTCTGAATCAACTCAGCCCACGTACCTTTGCCGTAGCGTTTGTCAACATACACAGCGAACTGCTCTTTTCTGCCACCGTGGTAGCGGTTGCAGCTTGGGCATTGGGCGGCGACGTTACGCTCATCGTAGCGCGTCCCCCACTTAGCCCGACCGATTCCATGCCCTGCTTCCATCTTGGTCCATCTGTCTACCGTCTGGCAGGTACAGCACTTGACCATTCCGTCGGCGTCAGCATCTCTCATCCGAATGTAGATTGAGAAGGCTTTCCATAGCGCGTCGTCTTTAGCCATTGACTTCACCTGTTGTCTCGTCTACTGTTTCTGCCTCCTCGATGTTCTCGATGTTGATGAGCTCGCCAGACTGGTCCATAGAGTAATCCTCTGGCTTGATGACTGCACCGTCTACCGAGAGTGCGGTCTCTACGTAGTCAATTGACATCGGCAGATACTTAGCCAAACGGCGGATAGCTGTCTTGCAGTACATCGCCTCTGGGTCGGTGAGCCATGGACCAGAAGGAGAACCCTTCTGTGATGGGCTGCGCTTACGGTAGGATTCCACCTCGTCTGCCGACAGCACCACGAAGTTGTGACCGCCACTCTTGTACTTGGCGACAGCGTAGACGAATTGGATTTCGCCCGCTTTGCCTAGATCAGCGCAGGGTTTGTGGATCAAGTCTGGGTTCAAGCCGAAGTGATATTCGAACTCGTCCCCTTTGCGTACAACGTGCGCGTCGATGAAGAGCAGCTCACCTGAACGGCGGGCTAGTTCGATGAATCCTTTATCACTTTGCCCTAAGCTTTACCATTGCTTAGGAGTGGACTATCTCTTCACCCATTCCTGGGTGCGATGCACTTCGACAGGTAGCTTACTCCTGCCTACTCCCTTGCGGGATAGTCTCTACACCGTACTCAAATGTATAGCCTTTAGCCGTTGCACGAATACCCTTTAGGTGCTTGTGCATTAGCGACTGGCTGCACCCTATCGCTAGGCATGCTTGCTTTACCGATTTATACTCTTCTCCTGTTTCAATACATCTAATAGCTCTAAATCTTCCCTTCCCTGGGAAGGTTTTACCAGCAAGAGCGGCACTGCGCTTTCTGCGCGTTTCCTCTGAGTGCACCTTGCCACGCAGCGAGGCTGAAACCTTTGCAATAGTCTCGGCGCTGCGCTTCTTGCCAGTCCAGTAAGCTATAGGGTTACCGCCTCCAATTGTGGCGTTGTAACCGTTTTTGTATGTATCGAAGTGGCGTATCCAGTATATCTCGCGATCATTAAGGTGGTCTGCACAACACTCTTCTATAAGCTCAAAAGAGAAAGCACCGATGCCGTACTTCTGAACTGCTGGGTAGAGCTTCGAATACGCTTTGTACGATTGGTTGTCAGTAACAGATAGTCTATATCTGTGCTGGATAACCCTGCGCCCATAGTTTCGCGTTTGGCCGATGTACATCTTGCCATTCACCGTATTGCGTATGCAGTATATCCCGATCTTTTTCATAACATTACATTGAGTCTTGGCACGGTATTGCCCATTGTATGGAGGGTTTCACCGTTAGCTGGCTTTCGCCAACACCGCTTGCTAAGCGTTCACATCGTTTGCTGTGCAAATTACTAAGCACAGGGGCATGTTTGTTTACCCGATTTGAAACTGGACGCGGCCAGCGTAGGGAACGAGCCAGCAAAGACCTAGAGCCTGTACTGGTTTGAAGTCGAGGATTGATGCCTGCATCACCGCGCCGATAACCGAGCCGAAATCGCATTCAGCGATCTTTGGGTTGGAGGCGATGAGTGAGGCGGACATCTGAATCATACGCTCAGCGCTAATATGCTTAGGCAAAGCCTGAGCCAGCTGAGGCGCGTACTGCGAAAGGATGGTAGCAACATCGCTACTCTTCAGTCCTTTGAATGTGCCAGGCTTTGCAGCCTTCTGCATAATCGTATGCACCTGTGTCTTGGTAGTCAGTCCTGTTTCTGACATGTTACTCCTTATAGTGTTATTTGCGCGGTCTTGTACTTGTGCTTCAACAACGCGCACTTGTTGACAAACTGTTTATAAGCCTGAAAGATGTCTGGGCTGTGCTCGATGTCATTCTCGCAAAGCACACAGATTTCCTTGATTTTCTTGCGGCCATAGTGGTAGCGGTCCCCCATATCCACATGTTTTACACCTTCACTGCGCAGGTAGTGGAAAAGAAAGCGCTTGCCTCTGGTCACGAATATCCTGCCATTCTTGGCTAGGACGACGTACTTGGCTGCCTCGTTTTCGATCTCCTCAATAAGAGTCATACCACCCTCGGTCTTGCAAGTCTGTGAACTCTGTTCGAGTTTTGATGTATCCAAGCTTGACGATTCCTGTTTCTCCATCACGGCGTTTTCCTACGATTACTTCTGCTACTCCTTCTGTCGAACCACCACCTTCGTCAGGCGGGTATTCTGTTATCCCGTAATACTCCATTCTGTGAATGAAGAGTACGGTATCTGCGTCCATCTCAAGCGAGCCCGATTCTCTCAGGTGGGTGAGGACAGGGCGAGAACCCTTAGAATCTGACGCCGCTGCACGGGATAGCTGGACCAGCGCAAAGACTGGATGCTTAAACTCCATTGCTAGCGCCTTTAGCCCACGAGACACCGACCCTACCTCCTGCTCACGGTTATCAGCTTTGGCTGTCTTGTCTGCACCTACCAGCTGGAGGTAGTCCACGAAGATCGCCTTCGGGTTGATCGTACCACGCCACTGCTGCAGTCGGGCTTTGATCATAGGGACACTCATCCCTGCGGTATCGTCGATGATGAGGTTCTCGAAGATCTTGATCTTATGGAAGTTGTCCTGTATCTGCTGCTGCTCGCTCTCTGTCAGCGTGGTATAGCGCAGAGACCTAGCTGATACCCCTGTTAGCTGAGAGACAAAGCGCATCATGATAGAGCCTTTGTCCATTTCCAGCGAGAAAAAGCCCACTGGAATCCCACGTTGGAGAAGACGGATCGCCATTGAGATAGCGAATGCCGTCTTCCCCATAGATGTCCGTCCAGCGATCAAACACAATTCTGACTTTCCTATGCCTCCTAGTTTTGCGTCTAGGTCAGCATAGCCAGTTTTCAGAAAGTGCTCCGACTTTTCATTGACATCCTTATGCGCGTGGGTGATTACGTCTAACGCGACGCGCGCTGAGTTTTCCGACTCAAACGGACTAGGAGGTGGAATGAGCGCCTTCATATCCGACTGCACAGATTCCATCAAATTGAAAGGATCGACGTACCCATCTGACGCCTCACCTAAATGTTTAACCCATATATGCACCAGATCTTCCTGCATCTGCATCTCCTTCAGTACGAGAACGTACTTCTGGAATTCTGCATGTCTGGATAGGGTAGAGAATGCGCTGACCTCGACTAATGCCACGGCAGGTATTCCCGATTTCTGCACTGAAAGATAACCGAAGGAGAATCTCCCGCCATCCTTAAAGGACTGCTCCATCAGTGCGTATATCTGCCTGTGAGATTCCACGGCAAATGACTGACTTGTCAAAACTGCAGCCGACTCCCCGAAGAGAGTAGCGTCATCGTACAGCATAATCGAAGAAAGAATAGAGCGCTCGATACTGAACCGCCTGTCGTATTCATTTTCCCGCAAGCTGGATACGATGCTATCCGAAAGGGTTGTATCCTGCTGCTTTTTGGACCGGCTTCGCCCCATTCTGTATCTCCGTCTCCCAATGCTGTTGATTCAAATACGTTTCTGCGTTCTTTCGGTAGGTAGGATCAGGCGTGCTCCTCACATACGAGGGGACATGTGCGAAGATCTTACGCCTGACCTCTTCAGGTAGAAGAAGAAATTTCTTCTTGGCCACCATCTTAGAACCCTTCCTACCGTACATTTCCCAGAAGCGCTCAAATTCTTCTGGTTTCTCATCTTTCTTTATCCCATGGGTTTGACTTGGGCTGGCGGTGGGTTTAGTTTGGGTTTGCTTCTTGCGCCCGCCCTTCATCCCATTGGCTCTCTGGCGCTCAAGGAACCGTGCCCTCTTCTGCCTAGCCTCTTCCAAGTCCTGCAGGTAGTAACCGTTTTCATCTGATGCGAACAACCCAACTACTGATGGGAACTTCTCCGCTATACTCTTAGGGCATCTGCCATGCTCCTCTACAATCGCGTAGATGGTAGCATACTGCCCTCTCTGCACCATAGGCAATGGGCTTAGGATTGAGGACTTGAGCATAGTCTCCACACCAAAGAGTATTCCAGCGCACCTTCGTATTCCATCCAGCGCTCATCAAAGATCTCAAACGAGTAGCGTTTAATCCAGTCCGAACTGAGGGCCTCCACGGAATCGACGTTCTCCAGTATCAACACGCCATCCTGGTAGTATGTGGCTGGACCCCAAGCCGAGTGAGTAATTGTCGCCTTGCGTCCATACAAAGCTGTTACGGCTACTGTTTCCACCAGTTCGCTCTTGAGCCTGTCTCGGATGGTAGACATCTGTGTATAAGACGTCAGCGCCAGTATCGGCAGCTTGCGCGTAGTTCTGGTAACTGTAAGGGGATCGAAATGCGTAGGGTGGGGCTTCCCTAGCTGGGCGTATAATGCTTCTTCTAGAAGTCCAAGAGCGACCTCTGAGGGGGAGCATCTGCGCTTGTCCACTTGTAATGATTCCTGCGGCTGTATCTGCGTTTGGGCCATAAAGTACTATTTGATATGCTATGCGCTTGGTTAAAAAATTGGACGTGTCTCTGCCTTTACTGCCCGACCTCGCCCTGCGGTTCGTGCGGCACTTCCTTAGGTTAGAAGGGAGTATCATCATTCCCCCACATAAACTGTGCGTCGGCGGCAGCCAGTATCTCGATGTTGCGCTGGCGTTGGTATTCTTCCATGGCGCGGATGAAGTTCTCGCCTGCGATGAAGGTTGGAGTAGTCGTACGGTGACCCACCCTAAAGGAGCGCAGCATGAACGTACGCACCTGATTCAACCACGGGTCCCCGTTTGAGAATCTAACCCCGCCTGTAACAGACCACCCGCCAGAGGTTAGCCTGCCGTCCGTGCCCGACTTTATCTTACAACGTGGATTCATCATCATAGTGCCACCTGCTGTTGTGGGCTCCGCCAAGCATCGACAGCGGCAACCGTTATAGTGTCTGACGTCGTCGCAACCGTTATATGCGCCCCAGAGGCGAAACGCCGGAAATAGAAACGCCGCATGGCTGAGGTCCATTCGCCTCTTGTGTAAGAGCACCCGCGAGCAGACCCAACCTTCAGATTTATCTCCGAGCAAAGGTCACTGTGACTATATCTGTTTAGTAGTATCATCTCTCGGCTGTAAATTGTGATACAAAAATACGGCAACGCGTAGCAGAAGTCAACAAATATTTTCAGATATTACTAAAAATTTTCCAAGCCATGGGTTTACACAATCCGCCTAGACAGATCAGACTCCCACATTTCTACAAGGAACACGTTGATTTCATTAGAGATCACTTCAAAGAACTATTCGGCTTGCTGCTCACCGATAGGCAAGTCGCCGAGATGTGTATCCACACCTTCCTCAGGAACAACCCCAACGTCGTCTGCCCCCCTAACTCCTTCTTTAGCTACAAGGCGTTTCCTAGAAGTGCGTCCAGGGGCCTTGTTCTTACCCTTCGCATTGACAGCAGTATATACGACATAGTCATTGCCCATGCCAACAAGCGTGGTATCCGTAAGGAGACCTTCGTGGCGCTTTCGCTTCTTGCCTTCAGGTCGAGCCTCAGGCGTTATGATCTTGTAAAATTTGTCAATGAACTCGAATCCCATCCCCCTGCTACTTAGGAAGTTGACCATCTTCCTGGCTAGGTGAACCCCATGCTCCCCTAACTCCTCAAAATGAGGGGCGAGCACATTCAATACATCCTGCACCTCCTCAACATACATCTTCATCTGGCCACCAGTACCCAGCCTATCAGGTATCGCCTCCAGTAACTCCTCCTCACCCTTCTGCCCTACTACCTTCTCAGTAAAAGAATCCCGCATTACCATCTCTATCTGCCTGCCATGAGACTTCTGCTTCGACCAAAAATCCAACTTCCGCTGCGCTGTCGTCTGAGATACCGAAGTCACCGCCTTCCACATCACGCACCAAGCTATCGCCTCCTCCAAAGTATTGAATACCCGCTCCAAATACCCAGTAGGCGCATACACATACACGTTACTGTCCCCCATCCCATCACGAATGAAAGACTCCTTGTACATATACACCGCCCAACGGTTAACTACCTTTATCTGCCTGAGACCACGCCGATGATGCGCCCGCTCCAAGTCACATATACGCTTCCCCTTTAGCTTCAAATGCGCCCGCCACTGCACATGCTTCTGCCCACCCCATATAATATGCCCAAATTCGTTAGCCCTGAGTAACCCACGAGCTATAACCTCCTCTAACTCCGCATCCGTAATGCCCCAGAACACCTGGGCATCCCGCCGAGTCAACACCTTTATCATATCCTACCCCGTAAATGTTTAGCCCTAAACTAAAAAATCCACCCCACCCCCTCAAACAATTCTAGAGTTTCCAAGATCTTTTGTCAGAAGGCGGAAAATCTGAGAGTTTTGAAGGGTTCGGTTCAGTGTTGCAACGTAGAGTTTCCTGGAAAGGACGGGCAATGTTTTGGACCTGGAGGGGTGCGCGGGGACATGTCTGGCCCGTGCGCGCGTCGGCGTGTGATCGGGGGTGGTCGTCTCGTTTGGCATGGGATAGGGCGAGGATGCGCGTTTGTGACGTACAAACGTCGATTTTGGCGATTTCTAAGGTGTGAACAGTGCCTATCTATGCGCAGGTGCGAACCGTTCACTGTGCGAGTTTTGGCGTTTATCGTTAGCGACGTAGCTCATACCGCAATCCCTCGAATCGTTTCAATCCCTGCGATTTTTCAAGCGGGGGCTATTGAACGTGTTTTCGGGTTGCTGTTTTACGCGGACTGCGTCCACTGTCTACTCTTCTTTGCGGTATTGTTTGTCTAGTCACTCTATTGAGTGACAATAACGTACAATACTTGTGCGACCGCTAACCTACGGACTAGGTTATTTTAATGGAGGCGCTATACTAGCGTTTAATCTATGTTGGCTCAATCGTTTTCCAAGGTATCGGCTAAACTAGCTGAATCATTTACCGTAGCTCATGCGCAGACTTTGTTGTCTGGTGAGCTTGGCTCTGTGCTGTCGTTTGACGACAAATCGCGCTTACTTATGCTGCATTCTGAGCACCGCAAGGGACTTTTTCAGCTTGCACTAGCTGTATCTCGCCAATTCCAGCAACAAGAGGCAGTGCGTCAAATGCGCAGTATCGCTGATGCCGTAGCTGGTGCTCAGTATCTGGATAACGGACGGACGCTTAGCTGTGCTCCGTTCGTTGCGGATATTCGCTATAAACTCCAAGTAGTTCAGCGAGCTACCACGAAGCAAGGGAATACCACTGTGCACTTGCCTCTCATGAACGGTATTTTCGTTGTTGGGGATGTATCTTATCGTGATCTTTTGAAGCTAGAAGATAGCGACATACAAAAGGCTATCAAGTTGAACGTACAAAAGGCGGTGAATAGCGCAATCGCAGCATTTCGCCCAATGCCTTTGCAGAATCGGCATTTATTTCAGAATCTGAGTGACTTTTTGGCGTCGGATCTGATTAAATACAATTACTCGTTGGTGCTTGGTTGGATGAATGAGGGGAAACTCGTGCGCGCAGACCGTGCCTTTTTGGAAGCCGAGAGCGCTACTTTGTACGCGGAGAACGCTACTTTGTACGTTGTAGCTGAACAGGTGCGGGGGATTGTCGCAGAGGATAAGGCACTCATTCTCGCACAGCCTGAGCCTATCGAACTCAACATGTCAGCTGTGGATCGTGCTGAGATGGACGCAATTTCAGACACGACACAGACGGAAGTTGAGGAGATGTTTTCAGAATTGTCAGACGCTGAATAGTTGAACTACGGGGGCTTATTTGAGCCCCCTATATTGAGCTATTTTAGCCAATGTGTACAAGGCATGGTATAATACCTTAGCCGACAAAGATGCCTAGGAGCTACGTTTTTAGGCGCACAAGCTACGCTTGTAATTCTTTGCTAGTCCTACGGACTACGGAATAGGCAGGCAGACAGACCGCTAAACTACGTTTGCACTGTTCCCCCCTTCCCTATTCGAGCACGTAACATACTACGGCGATTTTGTGAGCAATGCCATTTTCTGCATTGTCGCTAAAATTGTGTACAGTGTACGAGTAGCAAACGAGTATGCTAGTCTAGTTAGGTAGTACGACCAACTAGACTTGTTGTGTTTTGTCTTGCCTCTTGTTTCGTGACTACGTCACATTCTAATCAGTCCGTACCTTGTGGACTGGCTAGAAGAGTCGAAATGAGAACAGACAATGAAGCTACCTTGATACGCACTTAGGACGTTTTGAGCCGGTTCCTACGGATAAGCTCTTGTAAAACAACAACATACGTGTTGCAGCGCCTTTCACAATTCTATATCACGAACGAAACTAGCTAGCTACTACGTAGCAACATGCGAAATTCACTCAATCGCTTGGGACTGATACATCCGCAAAGTTACTCTGTGTAAACTCAGACAGATTGTAACGGCATCCCTGCGTGTCCGCCATGATACGAGGGCACTTTTGTGTCCTTGTGGAGCGAATAGACAGCATATCACCGAACAATCCAGCATATTCAAGCTGTACTTGAGAGCATGGCAACTACTTTGTAACAAAAAAATGACTATTAAAACGTGTCGATTTTGACACGTCGTATCTATTTCACGGGGAAGGCAGATTCATTTCTGTCTTCCCTTTTTTATGCCCTGGCTGGTGTATCTTGGTTCGATTCCAAGGCAGGGCACAACCTTAACTAACCTTTAGGAGACAACATGTATCCGACAGACCAAACGCCTCCTAGGCTGATTGCAGCCGATGGTAGACAGTTCGCTTACTATGGTGAGCTTATGGACTACAACGTGGAAGTCCTCGATATCCCATCGAATAGATGGATTCCAAGCTTTCATGAGGAATACTACACCCCAGACGTAGTGAATGAAGACTTCTTCGTTCAGAACTGGGCTGGCTCACCTGTAGCTATAAATGCACTCCGTGCTGGGCTTGTATTCAAAACGAAAGAAGAAGCCATTGCCTGTGCTAGACACCTCAGCGCATGTGCTCGCTCTTTCTACGACGGCAAATTCCGCCCTTAAGCTTCAATTTCGCACATTCCAATAACCCATGGGTTAGCCACGGCTTAGGCTTGGGCTAGGCATGGGTTTTTCTTTAACCTAACTTGTTTCTATATGAAGATCGTATACATTGCCAATGATGGCAAGCAGTTCGACACCCAGGATGAATGCGCTAAGCATGATGGGCTGTTCATTCCCAAAGACGGGCAGATATGCTATTCCCCTTGTCTGACCAACTCGCAGAAGTCCAACAACTTCCGCTACGATAGCCGCCTTGAAGAATACCGCAACATGCTGCGCAATGGCATTGTGTTTGCCACAAAACAGGAGGCGATGGCTTGCACTGACGCTATTCACGCTTTTACTCGTGAACGTCAGGCTAACCTAGCCAATTCGAAGAAGATGAAAGCATCCCGCACAGCAGCAGCGAAGAAACGCGCTACCCGCTAGTATAGTTCCACACTCTGCGTATCGGCTCACTGTGATCCTCCAACACACAGATGCAAGGTTCGATTCCTTGGCGCAGGGCTACCCACTAATTTGGAGGAAGTATGGCAAAACGCAAAAAGCCCTTATTCGCGGCAACAGACATGCCCGAAGTAACGCCGAT